GTCTACGGGGACGCCAAGGTCTACGGAAACGCCGAGGTCTACGGGGACGCCAAGGTCTACGGAAACGCCGAGGTCTACGGGGACGCCAAGGTCTACGGAAACGCCGAGGTCTACGAGGACGCTTGGGTCTACGAGGACGCTTGGGTCTGCGAGGACGCCAAGGTCTACGGAAACGCCAAGGTCTACGGAAACGTCGAGGTCTACGGGGACGCCAAGGTCTACGGAAACGCCGAGGTCTACGAGGACGCTTGGGTCTACGAGGACGCTTGGGTCTGCGAGGACGCCAAGGTCTACGGGAACGCCGAGGTATGCGGGAACGCCAAGGTATGCGGGGACGCCAAGGTATGCGGGGACGCCGAGGCATGCGGGGACGCCATTTTAAGACGTGGATTTACCAAGACGGCAACAGATTACGTCGTAATTGGGCCTCAAGGATCGCGCATGAGTTTTGCGACATTCCATTTAGCCTCCGACACGGTTTGCACTGGATGTTTTACGGGGAACTTGAATGAATTCAAGACAAATGTTTTTGCTAGGTACGATCCAGATTTCGGTGAGTATTGCAAGCGTAACAACGAACAGTATCAGCGCGTTATTCAAGTGTTTGAATTTTACGCGAAAACCAGCCAAGGCAAAGGAGGCACAATAAGTGGTTGTCCGGGGGCCAGCGCCAACTGATCCCCAGCCATCAACAACAACAACAACAAATTTTCTTTAACAAAGAAACTATTATGATTCAAGAACAAAAACAGCAACTCTCCGTCATGGGGGCGTTTTCTGGAAGCGAACAGTTCCAGATGGCAATGCAGGCTTCTGAAATGCTTGCTTCCTCCAACATGGTTCCGAAAGCTTATCAAAAGAATCCAGGATCCTGTTTCGTAGCAATCAACACTGCTTTAAGATTGAAGATGGATCCTTTAATGGTGATGCAGAACCTTTATGTTGTGTATGGAACGCCTTCATGGTCAGGAAAATTCGCCATCGCTCTAATTCAGGCGTGCGGAAAATTCTCATCCCTTGAATTTGAGGAAAGGCGTAACGCGGAAGAAAAGCTCGTTGCGATGCGGTTGAAAGCTATCAGGAATGAAACCAGAAAAGAGTGCTTCGGCGTGTGGGTTACCGAAGAAATGGTCAAAAAGGAAAAATGGATGGAGAAAGATGGTAGCAAGTGGCTTACCATGCCGGAGCTGATGTACCGCTACAGGGCCGCCGCGTTTTTCGCCCGGACGGAGTGCCCGGAAGTCCTGAACGGATTGAGCGTGGAGGGAGAAGCGGAAGACGTGGCATCCAATACTCAACCGTCCATTAAACCGCCCCTGTTCAAGTCCCAAGAGCCCCCAAAGAGTGATATTGTGGACATTGAAAAGGTGTCTGACGCTCCAAAGGCCGTTGATGGCGCCGCCGTCTCCGGTCAAGACAGCGTTGAAGTTATCCCGCCTCATATTCGACTGATGGAGAACCTTTCATGCACCGAGGAACAATTGAATGCCGCCATTCAAAAAGCCAGCAAAGGAAAGGTTCATTCATTTTTTGAAATGAACCCCAGGCAGCAGGAGAAGCTGGCCGCTAACCCTGATAAATTGCAACCCTTAATCGGTTAGAAAGGAACATATCTATGAAAAATATTGTTGAAGATGAACGGAAAGGGCTTCCGTCGGCCTCATCCTTTGGACGGCTTGCGTTGTGCCCCGGATCTTTCATGATGGAAAAATCCTGCCCTTCCGAAGACTCGGAAGCCGCCGCGGAAGGTACGCTCCTGCATCGGTATATGGAGTTCCTCCTGCTGCGCGAAGACGCAGCAGAAGAAGGCATGGGGTTTTCCTGGCATGATTTCCTGAACAGCCGCGGCTATGAAACCGCGGATTTGAATGATGAGCAGCTAGAGCTTTGTGAACGATCTCTTCGCATGCTTGACGGGGTGAAAAAAAGTATTTTGTCGTATCCCGGAGCAACATTCGCGCTAGTATCTACAGAAGAACGCTGCTTTTTGAGTGACTGGATTGAAGGCGGCGAATATTCCGGGAAATGGGACGCGCTGTTCAGAATCGGAGGAGATCTTCTGGTTTTAGACTGGAAGTTTGGGCGCGTGGAGGTGGACACCGCCGATGCGAATCATCAGCTTAGTGCGCTTGTTCCGCTGGCGGCTCAAAAAGCAAAAGAAGAGGGAATCATTTACGATGGGATCTACGCGGCCATCATTCAGCCGCGCGTATCCGGCCTCGCTTCCGTAACGTATTATGACGCCGAAGGCGTCGAACAGGCCGAGGATCTTTCTTTAAAAATTGCCCGCATAGCGATGCGTCCGGACGCCCCATGTTATTGCAGCGAGGAAGCTTGCCGGTATTGCCGGGCCAAGGCTGTGTGCCATGAGGCAGCGGCCCTGGTGGAGCAGGCGTCTTTGATTACTACGGAGAGGGATAAGTGGGAGTTGTTTTCCCCTGCCGATAAGGTGAAGGCTTACCGCTTGGCGAAGACGGCAAAGAAATGGGCGGCGGCTGTGGATTACCGGTTTGAACAGGACGTGATCGCCGGTCTGATTCCCGGATTTGAGATGTCTTCCGGACGCACAAGCTTCACCGTAACGGATCCTTCCGGAGCGTTTTCTGTTCTGAATGCAGAGTTCCCGGAAGAAATCACTCCTGACGCGTTTGTCAGCTGCTGTAAAATTAACATTTCAGAGTTGGACAAGCTGGTTCATGCCGCCCGTAAAACGGCGGATCCGAAAACAACCACAACAAGCAGCCGGAAATGGCTCCGTTCCGCACTTGCGGCGTGCGGAGAAGAAAAAACAACGAAAGGTTCCGTAAAGGAAACAGAAGGGAGGCGTGAATGAGCGTCAGAGCTAGAGCGACCCACCGGCCGGGAATCATGAACGGAACGGAGCGGGCTTATAGTCTGATACTCTCCCAACGCCGGGAAGCCGGTGAAATATCGGCTTTCTTTTTTGAAGAGTTCAAGTTGAAACTGGGAAAGGCCTGTTTTTATACTCCGGATTTCATGGTCGTCCGAAATGACGGAGTTCTTGAATTTCACGAAGTAAAAGGGTTCTGGGAAGATGATGCACGCGTCAAAATTAAAGCGGCGGCAGATAAATTCCCGTTCGTTTTCCTAGCCGTTAAAAAGAAAGGGAAAACTTTTGAAACAGAAATAATTTAGAAAGGAGAAATCAAATGAAAGAACTTAAATGTCCATTGTGCGGGAAAGAGTTAGTATTGCAAAAACTGCTTACCGAAGTAGAGGATAAGTACTTTTGCCGGGCAGCGTGCCCTCGGTGCTATTGGCTTACAGCAATAGGCCGGACTTCGGAGAAAAGATCTTGGCAGGACGCCGAAGAATTCATCTCCAAGTTTCCTCCAATTATTCGGGTTCAGAAGGGGGATAATCTCAAACTGAATTTTAGTGACGATATTTTTACCGTCATTGGAAGGGATATAAACCTATGTAAACTCTATCTTGAGGATTGTTTTGGAAATATAGAACCAGTCACGCCGGATAAAGTGGGCGAATGGCCCTGGGAGATTGATCAGAAAGGAGGGGACGCGAATAATGTACCAAACTGAATTTTTTGGAAATGAACTCTTAGCGATATGCAGCTATTCCGGAGGGCTTTTGAGCTGGAAAGCCGCTCAACTAGCCGTCAAAAAGTTTGGGCCTGAACATACGGTTCTTCTTTTCGCCGACACCGGAAACGAATCTCCGGACAATTACCGCTTTATTGTCCAAGGAGCCGCGGTTCTTGGGGCTCCCATTCATATTGTGAGAGCAACTCCGGAATGGGCTAATGAAAAGCTTGTGACGCCCATGGATTTAGCTATGCACCTAGGGTTTTTGCCGAGCTGGAACAAGCCTCTTTGTTCGGATAGATTGAAACAAAAGCCTCTTAACCGGTGGATTAACGAGCGAAAAACGCCCGACACTCACATAGTGATTGGGTTTTCGCACGAAGAAGTAGAGCGGGCGGAAAAATTGCAGAAATCTTTTCCCGGCACAAAATACTATTTTCCGCTTCTTGAGAAACCATACCATTTTCACTGCGACATCGAACACGAATTGCGGTCTTTGGGTGTTGAGCCTCCGAAAGCTTACAGCATGGGATTCTCACATGCCAACTGCAATGACGGCTGTTTAATCATGGCGAAAGGTGCTTGGGTTAATTTGTATCTAAAGCGACCGCGGGTGTTCTTTTCTCGCGCCCTTTTTGAGGCAAGGTTCCGCCGCCGATACAACCGAACATTTTTCGACCAGTACGGGAACTATACGCTGATTGACCTGATACGGGACTACAAAGCGGGGAAATTGACTCGCATCACCATTGAAAACAAGAGAACCATGTGCGCATGCGGTGTTATGTGGTCCGAACAGAAAGGAGGGGACGAATAATGAAACGGAACCCTCACATCATCGTCCAGCAGGTTTGCCCTATGAAGAAAACCGACGATGGGAAATATGAAGTTCAGGCCGCGATTGTGCACCACAAAGGGCTTATCGCCCGCTATCGCATGGAGTACCCCACGA